GTGTTATTGCAGAAGTAATTACAACCGGTGCTCAAACAATTTTAGTTTCGCCAGGTGTAATTGGATATAATTTAGAAAGTACTCCAACAACTACTATCCCATGCGCTGTAAAAAATAAATCAGGCGGCGCAGCTGCGATTACAGTTACTTTAACCGTTCTTCAATTAGAGGCTTAATATATGTCTGCTCTAAGAGAATGGATTGTTACACTTAAGAATAGAGAAGATCTCGATGATTTCTATGAAGACATGGAAACACCGGGTGGTAATCTGTTTATTCCAAACAGAGCAGTAGAACTCGTTCATAGAAGAGAAATTAGTAGAAATACTCATTATATGCTAACTGATGATGAAGCACAATTAATTGAAGCTGATGATAGAGTTTTAGGTGTTGAATTAGCAGAAGTTTTAATTAAAGGTATTAGACCTAATTATACAATTACAAACGGGTCTTTCGATAAAAGATGGCAAAAAGATGTATCCGACATTAACTGGGGATTACTTCGTCAATCTGAATCTTCTAATAGATCAAATTGGGGAGATAATGGTATTTCTCCAGTAGTTACAGATGATTTAACTATTACAGCATCTGGTAAAAATGTAGATGTTGTTATTTTTGATGGTCACATTGATCCAGATCATCCAGAATTTCAAGTAAATGCAGATGGTACTGGCGGAACAAGAGTTCAACAAATAAACTGGTTTGCGTATGGTGGTTCTGGTACTTATGTTTATGATCGATCAGGTTCATATGTAAACGCTTTAGATGTAGATGACAACAATCATGGTACACACGTAGCTGGAACCGTTGCTGGCAACACACAGGGTTGGGCAAGAGATGCCAACATTTATAATATTAGTCCATATGGCACCAATCCAAATGGCTCTGTAGGTGGTACTAACCAAATGTGGGACTATGTTAGAGCTTGGCATAATGCCAAATCTGTTAATCCTGCAACCGGCAGAAAAAATCCTACAGTTACAAATCATAGTTATGGTGTTTTAATTCCTATTGATACTGTTTCTAGTGTGACATATCGTGGTGTAACATACTCACCAGGTGGTAATTTAAGTAAAGCAGAATTAGATGCTCGTGGATTTTACACGGGTGGAGGTTTTCCAACTGCGGCAATAGAAATTCCATATTATTCTACTGCGTTTAATGCAGATATTTCAGATGCTATTGCCGATGGAATTATTTGTGTATTCGCTGCTGGAAACGAATCTTGGAAACAAGTAAATTCTACTGATCAAGATTATAATAATATATATACAGGATTTTCAAGTTTTTATAGTGCAACATTTAGTAATCTCTATTTACATAGAGGAAACTCTTCAGGCACAGCGTTAGATGCAACAATTAATGTTGGCGCTGTATCAAATAATGTAGATGAAGTAAAAGCTACATTTAGTAATTGCGGATCCCAAGTAGATGTTTATGCGGCTGGTGAAGCAATTCAAAGTAGTCTTTTAACTCCAGCAGCTTATAGTGGTTTATTCGCTGATGTAGATCCTAGAGACAATAATTATTATATTGGTCGTTATCAAGGAACAAGTATGGCTTCACCGCAGGTTTGTGGTATTCTTACTTTATTAGCAGAAAGCTGGCCAAACATGACGCAAGCGGAAGCGCATGCATGGATTATTGATAATGCGAATTCAGGTCAAATGGCAGACAGCGGTACTGATGATCCAAACGATAGAACAAGTCTTCAGTTTGGTCCTAATAGATACGCAAGATGGATTAATCAACGAGCTGAAACAGGTGCATCATTCCCGCAAAAAAACTTTAGACCAAGACCAACGAGTGGTGTAGCTTATCCTCGTACTCGCATTCGCAAAAGGGGTTAAGACTTGTTTATAAATATTAGAAAACATCAGGTGTGAAATGGCAGAGATTTTAACAACAAAATATAAAAATGATAATGTAAGACTTTTTTATCAAGACTTACAAGACAATAACTATTATGTTTTTGTCTCATCAATTGCAACAGACTCTTTGCAAAGAATTGATGCGGTTAATTCTGGTTATCACAAAAATGAATTTTTAGAAAATACTCTTTTTGGTAAAAAAGTATTTAATTCTGATGTAAAATTTATGATTAAATTCTATCCTTGGCAAAAGGATACCATTTATACACAGTATGATGATTCTATTAATTTAGAAGGTACAAATTTTTATGCCGTTGTCGAACCCAATAACAACGACTCTGGTGATTATCGTGTTTATAAATGTTTATCAAATAATAATGGCGAGCCATCAACCACTCCGCCAAACTATAATCCAGTTACTGTAAATCAAATTTATAGAACTGCTGATGGCTATGTTTGGAAATATATGTATGTACTAACTCAACCTGAGTTCGAAGCTTATAATGCTTCTGGTTATATTCCTTTGGTTGGTAATTTTGAAATTGATCCTTCTGCAAATGCTAATAATATTGTAGTTGGTTCAGAAGTAAGTGATATTTTCGTAACAAACTCTATTGATAATGCTGGCTATCCTCATGTAGATTCTGGTATTGTTGCTGGTCCTCCAGGTAATGACGGAACAATTCTTTTAAGATCTGATTTCTTAAATGATATTGCAAACTATTATTCTGGAATGTCTATTTACTGTAATACTCCATCTAACGTTTCATTTGTTTATGAAATTGATACTTATACGTATGACAATACTACAGACCGAGGTACTGTTAAAGTTATTGGTGATCCAAGAGGTGACGGCGTTGTTATTAACTCTACATTTAGAATTGTTCCTACTATTAAAATAGGTGGTGACGGTTCCGGTGCTGTGGCAATTCCAAGAGTTGTTAATGGTACTATTAAATCAATTGAACTATTAGACACAGGTTCTGGTTATAATAATATTACAGCGAGTGTTGTAGATCCATTGTACGATTTTGATCCTGATGATTCTAATTCTTTAGATGTTAGAGCAGTATTAAGACCAATTTTATCTCCTATAGGTTATCATAATTATAATCTTATAGACGAAATGCATTGCCATCATGTTTTACTTTATGGTTATATAACAGAAAGTAATAACAATAATATTGGTAAAACAAATACATACTCGCATATTGGTATTGTTAAAAATCCAACATTTACTGCAGATATTGATACGGGTAATACTGCTTCACCTGATATTTTTGATAACAGATTACAAATTATTACTGATCAATATAATAAAACAACTCAAAACGATAGTTTATATCAATTAGATGTTAATCAGGACTATGTGTTTCGTGCAACAGTACATGAAGTAAGTGCTTCATCTAATACAGTTTATCTTTCTGAATATATGGGACCATATCAAAACTATGGAAATACTGATATATCATTTAACCCTAATTATGACTTGTTTAACTCTACAGGACAAAGAATTGCTATAAATACTCCAGTAGCCAATAATGTTATACAGTCAAGATATGTTCAGAGAACTGGAACAATATACTTTATGGAAGACTTCTTCCCGTTAACCAGATCCGAGACTTCAAGAGAAGAATATAAGTTGGTCTTAGAATTTTAAGGAAAAAAGATAGATGCCTATTAATACAGACTTAAACATTGCGCCGTATTTCGACGATTTTGATGTTGAAAAACAGTTTTATAAAATTCTGTTTAAGCCAGCTTATGCGGTTCAAGCAAGAGAGTTAACCCAGCTCCAAACTATTCTTCAAAATCAAATTGAGCAATTTGGTGATAATATTTACCAAGAAGGTAGTATTATTAAAGGTTGCAACTTCACAAATCTTGATGGTTTAGAATATGTAAAGCTTGTTGACAAAAGCGGCTTTGATGTTACAACATTTATTTCCGGACCTGATACAGATATTATTAGTGGTGTTGAAACAGAAATTGATGTGGTATATGAACTTGTTGGTACTCAATCTGGACTAACAGCATCTGTTATTTCTGCAACAAGAGGTTTTGAAACCCGTCCACCAAATCTTAATACTTTCTTTATTAACTATCTAACAACAAATGAAACAAGCGGTTATAAACAATTTATTCCTGGTGAAAACCTAACCATTACTCGTAAAAAGTATAATGGTTCTACACTTTATAGCACAGAAACAAATATTGACAACATTAACGTTACTCTACAATCTCCTGCAACTGGTAAATCTTTTGGTATTCAAGCATCGCAAGGTGTTATTTTCCAAAAAGGACATTTTCTTTTTGCTGATGATCAAACACTCGTCGTTTCAAAATACTCAAATTTACCAAATGATGTATCAGTAGGTTATAGTGTTACAGAATCTTTAGTTACTTCATTACAAGATTCAAGTCTTTATGATAATGCAAATGGTTCTACAAACGAAAATGCTCCGGGTGGTGATAGACTTAAATTAGTTCCAAAACTTGTTTCTCAAGATACAGCAACTGCTGATGTTGATCCAGCTTTCTTCACATTAATTCGTTATCAAAATGGTGAAGCTGTTCAATTGCGCGATGTTTCGCAATTTAATTCTATTGCAGCAGAAATGGCAAAAAGAACTTATGAAGAATCTGGTAATTATATTCTTGACAAATTTAAAGTCGATTTTGATAGAAGAGATGGTGAGCTAACATTATTAGTCGGTAAAGGTATAGCATACGTTAAAGGTTATAGAGTAGAAAATAGCGGTAAAAGAGATTTCTCAATTGGTAATATTGCCAATACTGAAATTCAGCAAAACCAAGCTACAACGCTTGACTATGGAAACTATGTAGAAATTACATCACTTAATGGAACAGTAGAATTAGATTATTCTCCAGTTCAACTTCAAAATGCAAGTTCTTCAGTTATTGGTTCTGCTTTTGTTAGAAATATTACACCAACTAGATGCTATTTGAGTGGTGTAAGAATGGCTGGTTCAAACTCATTTGATGATGTTACTAGAATTGTTGGAGATTCTGGAGTTATTGGTATTGCTGCAGGATCTAGATTAAAAGACACATCTAGAGCCCCATTTATTTTCGAAACAGGCACAAAGTATATTAAATCTTTAGATGATATTACTATTCCTGCTCGTGATAGAGCTAGTGTTTCAGTTTCTGGTGGCAGTTTAATTGTAATTAATGCTGCTATTGGCGAAGACTTTGCAATAAATCAAGATGATATTGTCGTTGTAGACGCATCAAATACTTTCATTCCAGTTTCAAGCTGGTCAACAAGTAATAACAATTCCATTCTTACAATTAATCTAGCAATTGCTTCTGATCCAGCAGCTACTGTTTATTATAATAAAAGAATTATATCTTCAACACCGATGAATAAACTTTATGTAGAACCATATGTAAAAATTACATATTCTTCTGCTACAAATCTATATAGCTTAGGTTTTCCAGACGTACATAAAATTTTAGACATTTATGACGCATCTGGTACAAGATTTACTGATAGTTTTAAATTAAATACAAACCAAACAGATCAGTTCTATGATATTTCATATATGGAATATATTCAAGGGCGCCCACAACCTGCAAACGGTGTATTAACAGTTAAACTTGGTGTATTCCAAATTAACTCATCTACAGGTGAAAGATACTTTACAATTGATAGTTATCCAATTGATGATGTATCAAGTACTTTACCTGCAGGTAAAATTCGTTCTTCAGATCTTGATACTTATAAAGGTTTAAATGGTACTAATTATGTTCTTAGAGAATCAGTAGACTTTAGACCATATGTTGACAAAGATTCAAATGTAAATTATACTGATACATCTGCTTCTGCAGCGGGTACTATTGTTGCTGCAGTAGGTTCAACTGCAAGAACATTTAGTGCTACAGATTATATAATTCCACCAGTGCAATCTAATATGCTATCAGATATAGAATATTATCTAGCAAGAATCGATGTGGTTACCGTTGATTCATTTGGAGGTATAAATTTAGTAGCAGGTGTAGAAGATGCAACTCCTGCAGCTCCAAGAGTTTCAAACGATGAAATGATTGTTGCTGAAATTTTTGTTCCTGGTTACCCAGTTTTAAGCCCACAAGAAGCGGCATCACAAAATAGACCCGCGTATGCAGTGAGAGCTAAACCAAAAGGTACTCACAACTATACAATGCGTGATATTGAAAAATTAGAACAGCGCATTGAAGGAATGGAATATTATATCAGCCTTAATCAGCTAGAACAGCAAACAGAAAATATGCTTATTCTAGATGAAAACGGGTTGACAAGATTTAAAAATGGTTATATAGTAGATCCATTTAATGATTCTAATTTTGCTAATTTAGATAATCCAAATTATAAAGCTGCTATCCATTTCGATAAGAGCATTCTTACACCTGCATTAAATACATTCCCGCTCGATTTAAAATATAAATCCGGTTCTAGTGTATCTATTTTCCCAAGTACAAATAATGCTGAAATTGCAACATTAAGTAGAAATGCTAATGTTAAATTACTGGGTCAGCCATATGCAACAAACTTTAGAAACTGTGTAAGTAATTTCTGGAAATATAATGGATCTGCATTTATTTGGCCGGAGCAAGATATGTTACCATCTGTAACAGAAAATCCGACTCCTGTAAATATTGATATTACACAAGTGTTCCAAGATTTAAATGAAGCGTTTCCTATAACTGGTGTTAATTGGTCTGGTGTTGTACAAGATGGTGCTTCATCTACTGTTAGAAGAGGAAATCAGAGAACTACAACAACCACACGATTTGAAACTGGAGTTAGAACTTCATTAAATGTAAACGACGGGGCTGTAAACTCTGTTGGAGACTTTGTAACTAATTTTGAATTTCAGCCGTTTATGAGATCTAGAGATATTAAAATTTATGTTAGTGGTTTAAGACCGAATACAAGACATTATTTCTGGTTTGATAAAAAAGATATTAATGCACATGTTTGGCCTGGTACTAGTGCAACAACTCAAAGAGATGTTCAAAAAAATGGAGTTGCCGGTGGCGCTGTAAATACTGATGGAAATGGTATCCTAACAGCAGTATTTACAATTCCAGAAGGTACATTTTATGTAGGTGATAGACTTCTACAAATTGCGGACGTAAATCAATTATCAAGCATTGATTCTGCAGCAACATCATTAGCTTCAATTACATATCATGCCTATAATATGTCTTTTGAAAAAACAACTATTACTACAAGAACTCCTGAATTTACTACTACAACAAATAATACTACAAGAAATCTTCCAGCTAGAGTAACAACTGTTGTTGAAGATGATGGGCGAGATCGTGGTGACCCGTTAGCTCAAACTTTCTTTATTAAG